AATAAGGTGTATTTTCTGCTTTTACACTTTCTGATGTAATTTTTGTAGCTCTATCAAAGTTAAGTGGCTTACCTTGTACAACATTACGCCACATGTTAGCTAATACTGGTTCTCCACCCATATCATGTGCTTCACCTAACATATCCAAATATTTGCGAATATTTTCTGGTCCACTTAATTCTTCACCTAATCCTTTAACAGATGATTGACTTAGGTCTATTTGCAACATACTTTGTGCTTTACTTGGTGATACACCTTCTTTTAATAATTTATCGTATGCACGTATATCTCTTAAATAAGCTTGTGACCTACCTACTTTCATAGGTTGTCCAGGTGCTAATGCATTAACAGCTGATGAAATAACTGACCATTTACCTGATGGACCTATTGTTTGGAATAATGCATCTAAAGCAGCAAATGCCCAAACACCATATTGAACATCTCCTGGTTTAGCTCCACCTGGCATAAGACCACCTGTAAGTAAATCACCAATACTCATCTTCATATTGTCTTCTGTATGTTCGTATTTATATTTTTGTTGTAATTCTTGCCATATCTTTGCTTCGTTATAAATACGATTATTAGTAACTTCTTGTGCTATTTCTTTATTTGCAGCATATGATGGGGGTACACCAGCTAAAGCTAAAGAAGCAGCAACATCACCAGGTAGTTCTGGAAGTGTTTCTGCATATCTTTCTATATCAGTTTGTACTTGATTAGATTCTTTGAATAAAGATTTGTAGTCTGCTACCTGCTTATCATCATGATTAATACCACGTAGCACATTGTAATATTCATTTCTATCATATAAGAAGAAACCCATTAAACCTGCCTATTGTTAATTATCTCCAATATGACTGGTGATGGGTTAATTTGATATATTGCTTCTAATACTGCATCAGTATTGTCTTGTATCTTAACTGGACCACTACCCTCCCCTATTGGAACACCTTGTGTAATAGGTTCATTAGGTCTTTGAGTAGGTGTAAACACGTTAGGGGATACCTTCATTGGATTTTGTTTAGGTAACGGTGCAGCCTGTTGTTGTTGCACAAAGGCTTTATTTTGCCCATAATCAGCGTCAGGAAGCCTTCTAAGGGGTTGTTTACTACTTCCTGGGCCTCCGTCTGTCCTTTGACCACCTTGTGGTGTAGCTACAGCAGCAGGCTTAGCTGGTTGTCTATATCCACCTCTACGATTCTTTGCCATAAAACTCCTGTGTAATAAGAATTATTATTCCTGGTGCTGGTTGTAATATCTGTGTTACGTTTTCAGATAGTATATCTAGTTCGTCAGTCACACCATATTCGTTGTATATAGCGTCCCAAAACTCTACGTCAAAATATTCTTGCATTCTTCTATATTCCAAATGCTTGTGCCATTGTTGGTATTCCACCTTGTCCTCCTGCTTGCTGCATAAGTAACTGTTGTTGTATCATAGCTTCTTCTTCAGGTGACATCTGTGGCTCTTGTGGAGTATAGAACTGCTTCATAATATCTGTAATAGCAGATGGATACTCATAAATAGCTATAGCAGCCATTGTAGCTGCAGCATCACCTTGAGCAGACCTAGCTAATATACTGTCAAACAATACTTGTTCAGCTTTGTTTTTACGTATACGCTCTTGTACTTTCGCAATGTTTTCTAAACCATCAATATTATCTTGTAATGTTTCTACGTCTATAACACCAGCTTGCAACAATTGCAATCCAGTAACAATTTTCTGTGGCTCATCAAATCCTGCCATAACACCATAGATACGTCTTGTTTTAAAGTCGCCACCTATATCATCAAGTGGTTTATAGTTTTCAGAAAATGCAGAACCATTTAAGAAACCAGCCATAGGTTTTTTAGATATACCTTGTGAGTAAGATAAGACTACGTCCATTTCTAATCTCTTGGCATCCATTTGTACCATAGCTGTTTTAATAATATCTCTATATTCAGAAATCATAAGTGACATAGTGCTGTTAAGTTCAGATAAACCTGCACCAGTTACAAAAGAGTTAGGGCTTTGTGAGTCGTCAGTTACAGGATAACCACCTACCATTCTAAGTTGACGCTCTAATCTATCTACTTGTTGGAACAACTGATAAGGTATGTTGTTCATTGGTTTAGAAACTTGTGTACCTGGTGATAGATAGTTAACAGCAAATCTACCTTTACGATATTGTCCTGATTCTATTTCACCTGATATGTTTGTTTCTGTAAATACACTGTCTTCCATAGCTATAGCTGACATAATATTTATTTTTGCCATCATAGCCATTAATCCTATTACATGGTCATATTGTCCTTTTAGTTGGTCAAAAGATGTTCTCTTCATAAAAACAAAAGGTGGTGTAGATAATACGTTAGGTATAAAGTCTAAAATCATATTACGTTCTGGAAATACAACGTATGTACCTCCCATGTCGTAGTACTCAATTATTCTTACACCAGAGTATGTATTATCTTCCCAGTTTTGTTCTCTGTTATTTTCATATGACATAAAAGGTGCAGCTAAATCACCATTGACTTCATCACCTTCGTCATCATCTTGTTTTAATATTTGTTCTGCAAACTCAGGATATATCTGTGCAAGTTTATATCTAGGTATACGTCTTACAACAGCCATCTCCCTAGGTTGTTGGTCAGGACCAAAGTTACCTGGGAATGTATCGTAAGGGTCACGGAGTTCTGCTGAAGGGTAGAAAAAACCATTTGAATCACGTTTTGTTGTTATCACCCATGCGCAGTAACCATAACCTGGTAACCATCTTGATGCTTGTTGTAATTGACTTAGTAAACCTTGTTTCTCATCATAGTTAGTTACTATGCGTTCTAGTTTTTCTGCTCTTTGTTTACTTCTAGCAGAATCGTTATCGTTAGGTACATCTACTCTAACTTGAGGTATTCCAGAAACTTTTTGTGCAAGTCGGTCAATACCTGACTGCAACATGTTAGGTGCAGGTAATAAGTCAGCATCAGAGGTTTCCATTGTGTTACCTAGTAATGCTTTTATACCATCTGAACCACCATTTAAAATAGCTTTTATTCTAGCTTTCTGTACTTGTCTTTCTTGAACTAACTTACCTGATGTAAGCTCAGCAGCATTCTGGACAATTTCTTTATAAGATTTTACGTCTAAGTTTTCTATGCCCATGGTGCTTCGTTCATCTCCGTCATTTTGTAATCTCCATAACTAGGGTTGTAGTCTAACCCTACATCAGCAGCATGCTCTTTTTGCATACGCCTAAAAACCTTCATAGGAAACCAACTAGCCATAACTATATCGGTCTTTTCCTTATTTCTTTTAGAAACAGGTTTTCCATCAAAGTATAACAGTTGTTGCCTATATTGCTGTACTTTTGAATTTGACATACCATCACCGGTAGGTAGATGTATTCTTCTATCCTCAAACAAGTCAGCCATAGCACCTACACCATATAGTGGGTCATGTTTGTTCTTACCTGTAAGATGTCCTTGTACAGTTATACCAGTACGTAATGTAAATTCTTTTATAGCTGCATCTTGTCTAATTGCTGTTTGAAATCCGTTTTCTTCTACTATCCAATGTCTAACATCATATTGATGTAACCAATCAGCCATTTGGTCTAACGCAGCTCTAATACCACCACCACGTTTATTTTCTAAATCAACTAAGTATAACTCTCCCCTGTACTGGTCTATACCCCACAATACACTTGCTTGGTAGCCACTTGATGCAGGGTCTAGTCCAGCAACAAGGTAGAGATTTTTGTATACCTGTCCTAATGTTAAATCAGGTCGCATACATTGGTCAATTATATTCATTGTAAATATTTGCGTACCTTCTACATATGCTTGATTAAAATAAACCATTTCGAATGTCTGCCTACCACCTGTAGATTCAGCAGAACGTAACCTAGACATTAACCATTTAAAACTACGTTTACCTGGCCACAACATACAATCAATATGTTCTTCTTCTAGGTGATGTGGTTTTTCACATTCTAAACTATGTGATGTTTCTACTATGCTTGTAAAGTTATCTGATTCAAGTAAGTGGTTATATAAATCATCAGGGTGCTGTCTTGACCCAATTACAATTACAGCTGTATGTTCCTCTTTACGACTTGATAGTGTTGTTGTCCACCATTGTCTTGTAGATTCTCTTGCACCAGGTTGCATAGTAGTTTGATGGTCTTCAATGTCGTCTGCAATTATTATGTCACAGTCACGTGATAGAATTTTACCACCCTTACCTACAGCAACCATAGTAGGTGATTTAATACCTGCTACTGTTCTTGTACCTACAGTAAATTGATTTTGTGACCAGTTTTTACCTGACCTGTTATCTGGTTTAAAGCTAGTACCTGGTAAACAGAAATCTTCTTGTAAATCTTCGTTAGTATCTAGTACGTCAAGTACAGCAGATAATGCGTTCTTAGCTATGTCTTCGTTACCACCTACCCACATAATACGCACATTAGGGTTTTTGCATATCTGATATACAGCAAAGTGTATAAGTAATTCTGTTTTTCCATGTCGTGGGGGTGACAGTATCAATAACTCTTTACCGTTATCTATAGAATCTATAATGTTATTTATCCAGTTAGTATGAAAAGGCGCAGTGTCATACTTTTGTCCTAGTTCTGTTTCAAAGTATCTTAGTCGGAAGTTCGAAAAATTTTCTAATGCAGCCTTTGCATCTTCAGATAGTTCCCAATCTTCTGCTGCTACTTCGTTTCTAGTATCTATTTTGTATGCAGCAAGCATGCGACTGACAGTAGCCGAAGTGCAACCAAGGAGAGAAGCTGCGTCAGCTACTGCCATATCGCCAGTGGCCACTTGTTCAGCTATTCCTTCGCTTACGAAAGCTCGGTAATACTGTCCTCGTCTAACAGAAGCGTAGTCGCCCTCGTCAGACTTACGTTCTATATTAATCGGTTTTACTTCAACTTGCTTGTTATGTCGTTTATCTCTTGCAAACTGTCGTTTTTGGCATGTAGGAGAACAAAATTTACGTTGTTTACCTTTTAATTTTTTCCTACAACCCTCTGCTATACAGATGACATTGCTTGCAGTATCGACCATTATTTAACTATCTTTCGTTAGATGTTTGTATAGTGAGAATTATATGTTATAGTAGCTCTAATTACAAACACTTAACACAAGTATTTTGTTACAGGTAAAGCGGTGACCGGGACATCAAAAGCTGCTGACTGGTAAGACAGTAACGTAGAAACGCAAAGGCAGTACCCAAGGACATTAAGAAAAGGTTAAGTCAAACAATACAGGCTATGCCCGCTCCTGCCCAGAAACATTGGGCCTTCCGAAAGATTACCAGCATATTTTATAGACCTTACGTACAATAATGAAGGAAGTCAGATTAACATATGGTAGTCAATGACTTATGTATACAGTATATGTACAGTACTATGTAAATTATATACACATACAGTATAATATCCTTCTGCTGTCCTATGGGACAGAAGGATATATACAGTATATGTTTTAAAATATACCCATATGTAGTTTAATTACATACCTATGAACTGTAATGAAATCTATACAATAATAAACAATATATCTTTCTGTTCCAGAGCTGATGACTCTTGAGTCATCTCTGGAAAGAAAGGATATAATGAATACAATTAAATCTAAATATTATTGGATGTGTTTTCATCTGTGGCGTATGTTTGTATCAAAGCCTAAATACTTGCGATTTAAATTGCGAGTTTGGCTTTGGTATAAACTTACAGATGAAACACCATCGCCATCTGATTGGCTTAGGTGGCAATCGTAATTATCACTCAGTATTCTGCTGACTTAAAAGTCAGAATACTGACTGATACTTAATGTATCTTTATCTATAAAAGAAAGGAAATATAATGGATAAATTTAATACTAAAAAGACATGTAATGTATGTATGCACCCAATTGTGTTCAAGAAAGACGCATATTGGAAACCAGCAAGCAATGGTAAAACATATCCGCTTAACATACATTATGGTGCTTGTAGCACAAAAGTATATCTCAATGGCGAAAATGCTTGGGAGGTTTCCAAGCGTAAGCCAAACAAGATAGAACAACTAAAGTTACTCTTTAGATAATTATCTTACTGCCTTCAGCAGACTCTTGAGTCTGAAGGCAGAAAGATACTTATTAGAAAGGAAATACTATGAATATATGTATCAATTGTAATAACAATACAAGTGATGAACTTGTATGTACGCCTTGTGAAACTGAGGCGTTAGAGATTATGTATACAATAGCGTAAGTATATATCACTGAGTGTCTGTAGACTCTTGAGTCAGACACTCACTGATATATATATAATATATATGTCAAGACATAAAGCAAATATTGAAAGGAGTACTTATGTCAAAACCAATGAACCCAGTAGTTTGTGGAATTACTGGTAAAACACTTACCGAATGGCGTGAACGCACATTCGTGCAAAGATACATTAATGGTTCTTTGCAAACAATTCCACTTTACCTTGATGTAAACGAGGTAATAGCATTGCATAAGCAATCACCAACATATATCGCCAAGAAAGCTGGCGATAGTGCAGAGGCATCTGCACCAGCTACTGAAGTAGCTGAAACTACTGAAAGCACTGAAGTGCTTGAGGAAGTTGCACCCTATTAAAAACCAGTAGGTTTTACACTCTCTATACTGTATAGTGTAGAGAGAGTAAAGCTTATGTTATATAGATAACATATCGCTTTCGCTGGGACGAACAGCGTAACAAGGCAGAGCCTTCACTATGAACGCAAATACCAAAGTAGCCATACCATAGGAGTATGAAGTAGGTTAGTAGCGTAGTGATTAGTGAAGGAGGAATACAATACATAGAACTATGAAAGGATAAACTATGGATATAGAAAAAATCAAGAATGCATTATATGTATTCGAGGACTTATTACCTACTATGGAATTTGAACAATTCAAAAGAGTTGTAGGTAATGCAATCATTGACAAAAGAGTTAGCGAAAGCGAAACTAAATACGTCAATGATTTAGACTATGTAGGTATAGATATGAAGCTTGACGTTGACCAAGCAGATTATGAGGATATACCATTTTAATAATCGTTACTATCTGTCGTTGTTTACTTTTATATCAACGACAGATAGCAACTATGAAAGGAAACTATGACAAATAAACAAGACGAAATAAACAATAAAACATATCAGTTAGTAGAAAATATGCACGAGAGAATATCTTTATTAGCTAGTGTACAAATGGCGATAGTCACACATCTAACTGATAACGACAAAGAGTTAATGCTTAAAATTATGGCGTCAGTATTTTCACAAGATGATTTCAGAAATGATTTCACTCAATATCTAAATGACGAAGGTGCGCCAGATAAGATTAAGTTATTTATGACTGAAATAAACGAGGCTATTGCTGAAATAAAAGAGGAGGAATAATATGCCTAATTGGACATATAACAGCGTTGAAATTACAGGTTCTGTACAAGATGTACAAGAATTTTTAGATACAGTCAAAGTTACTGATGACGAAGGAACAGATTACTTTGACTTTACACAAGTTAATCCTATACCAGAAGAGCTACAAGCTATACATACTGGTGCGATTACTATTGATGACGTAAGAGTAGATGCATGGTATGAAGATGAAGATGGTAGACGACCAGTCATGGATATGATAAAGGAAGAGCTTACTGAAAAGTATGGCACCTATCAACCAATTGACTGGCAATACAATAACTGGGGTACTAAATGGGGTGACTGCCAAACTGAATTAGTTGATGATACTATTAACAAATCTGGTAGAGAATTACATTTTAGATTTGAATCAGCATGGGGAGAACCATTTAGATTACTCAATGATATTGCTATTAAGTTTAATCTTGAAATAACAAATGTATGGGACATTGAGATGGGCCAAGGTAATGGTGAATCTAAATACCCATGGACACCAGAAGATACTGAACGCATATATGCTGAGTTCGAACATGATATGAACACAATGCGTGAAATGACAAGGAGTAAATTCTAATGTCAGAAGTATATGAATACACAGATGAAAATAATAATGTAGATGAGAATTGTTTAACTGTTGATTTCTATTTTGAAAGCAACGTTACTAAAGACGAAGCTATTATTATGATAGATGACTTAGTTACTAAGTTTGATGATAACTATTTATTATCACATAAACCAACTGTGTTTGTTAAATCACCATTCAATACAGAAATGTAATTGAAACGCAGAGTTACCTACGTTGTTAGTTTGTTTCCCCTTACTAACCAATAGACCAAAACGTAGGTAGCTTGTAGCACATAGTAGTAATTGCGTGTAGCGAATAATTTATTATGGTCGCTTTGTAGGTTGAATTCCTACCAACTGTGTGTTACAAGCTATCTATGATAGCAAAAGCAACTGATGAAGGAGGGTATCACAACACTGCCCTGTTGCACACACCTTCCTTCTGTCAGTTGTTTACCTATATATCAACTGACAGAAGAAAGGAAACTATGAATCATATACATGTTGAAAAGACACCAAATAAAATGTTTGAAGTGCAAATAGCATATTCAAATATCGACAGTCATGACGACAAGATAGATGCATTTGCAGACCCTGATGTATGGCAAGTTATAACGCCAGCCAGTAGTTCAATAAATGCAATTATGACTGCAATGCATATCGTTCAGATAAGCAGAGCAGAAACTATGACTGACTGGTTACCACCAGAAGAAGTACTTGAAGGTAAAGATAGCTTTACCCTTGAGGAACTAAAAGTAATAAGACAAGCTGCTGAAGACACTAATGTCTTTAAGCACTGGCTTGATATAGAACCGACATCAATTCAAGTATGTTTAGCTGAGGACTCAGAGAAACTACGTGACATGACTATCAGTAACCTTGATAAGATGACACAAGATGTTGGTAATCAAGCTGAAGATTATCTAAGGGAGGTAGATAATGGTAATGCCTGATGGCATGTATCCTGCTACACCACCACCGGTAAGTACTGGTGACAGAGGTAAAAAGCCTAGCTTACTTACTGATGAAAAAGCACAAGTGCTACTAGCTAATCCAAATACATGGTATGTAATTGGTGAATCTAGTAAGTGGATAAGTGGGGTAAAACACAATATAGAAAGCATGAAACAAACTAACATAGCACACTTAGCTGCTGTGGGTAGGTTTGCTGTTAAGCAAAGAAAAAACAAAGATACAAATATGATTGACATTTATTGTCAATTTATCACTAAAGATAGTGAGGAAGAATAGAAAGGAATATTATGACAACTGAAAATGATTGTTGGAAAATGATAGCATCTGTGCTAGGAAAGTCACGTAGAGTATTACTTTATGGGCCACCAGGTACAGGTAAATCATACAGTGCTGTTAAACAAAGCACACCACTAGACATGAATGGGCAACCAAATGTCTATCAAATTACAATGACAGAGGATACTGCATCTGCAAACTTAGAAGGTTTTTACAAACCAAGTTCAGATGGTACGTTCCAATGGCATGATGGTATTGCAATACAAGCATGGCGTAATGGTGGCAGATTGGTAATCAATGAGATTGACCATGCATCACCAGACGCAATGACATTCTTGCACGCCATATTGGATGACCAAGACATAGCAATGTTGACATTGAATAATGATGATAAGGAAACAGTTAGACCAGCTGAAGGCTTTCAAGTCGTAGCTACAACTAACAGTCCACCTGAGTCATTACCACTTGCGTTGAAGGATAGATTTCCTGTAAAAATTTATGTCAATACAATACATCCAAAGGCAATGGAGAAGTTCCCAGAAGAATGGCATGATGTTATTACTGATACAACATTAGTTGAAGACCCTGAAGAACGTATATCAGTACGTTCATGGAATGAGTTCTTTGCATTACAAGACAAAGGATTTACCCCAGAAACTGCAGGTAAATTAGTGTTCGGTGAGAATGCAGCAGAATTGACAGATGCAATACTACTTAGTAAGGCTGACTAATGCAAGGTAAGAAAGCATACCCTTATCCAGAGATAGTTACTGGTGATAAGTGGCATGTCATGGAAACTACAGATACAGACCCACAACCAAAGACAGACAATCTTAACAAGCATATGACTGTCCCTATGGATAGGGAATGTGAATACTGTGGTGTTAACCATGGACGTATGATACGTAGGCACGAACTTGGTCACGCTAAATGGTCACCTAAAACTATGGGTAAGCTAATGCGTGGTACACGTGCAGAGGCTATACATGCCTTAGAAGAAGTACGTATTAATTATCTAATGGCTGTTCATAACTTGCCGATTAATGAATACATGGTATGCAAGGAAGAGTTACAAGCTAAAACTCATAGACTAATCATGACAGCAAGCATTGCTGATTTGATATTGTTTATACTTGCAGCTTATTCAGTAGAACAAACTGATAGTAATTACAAAAGATTTGATAAAACAGAAATGTATCAAGAAGTAATTAATCAGTTTAATCTAGCTGATGATATGCCAGAACTAACTCAATTACGTAAGACGCAACTACAGTTTGCGTTATCTACAGCAACTAGGTTTGCACACACTTTGACAAAACATAAGTGGAATCAATTACCTAGTTATCGTAAGGTACAAAAGTATGCAGAGAAACTATCTGTGATACTTAATGAGTTTATGGATAAACCAAAACCAGATGAGGTTAAACAAGAAACTCAGCCACAACCAGGTGAAAACTGTGGTAACAACACAGCATCTGGTTCAGAATGTTCTGAAGATGAACTATGTCAAGAATGCGTAGACAAAATGGAAGAACAAGAAGTACAAGGTGGTATTGGTAGTGGCGCAGATGATGAAGTACAACAACTAGAAAATCGTATGCGTCAACAGCTAATAGAACAGATGACATATCGTAGTAGTTCTGGTATGGGTCAATGGGGTACCATGGAGATACATGAACCTGCAATGTCAGTCAATCTAAAAGGTAGACTTAAAAATGGCAGACAATACAGACCATCAGACTATGGTTACAATCCTAAATACATAAACAGATATTGTGTGGATAAAAAGATATTCAAACAAAAACAACATGTTAAAGGTGGCACCATACTAATAGACGCATCAGGTTCTATGTCATTATCTGGTAAAGACATACTAGATATTATGGAGATATTACCTGCAGTTAACATTGCAATGTACAATGGTCGTTCAAGTTCTGGTGATTTACGTATCATTGCAAAGAATGGTATGCGTGTAGATGATGAATACCTAGAACGTTATTCTGGTGCTGGCAATGTTGTTGACGGTCCAGCGTTACGTTGGTTATCTACAATGCCTGCACGTAGGATATGGGTATCAGATATGTATGTATTTGGTGTAGGTTCTAACTCAAATGGTTACAACTTACTTAAAGAATGTTATGACTTATGTACACAGCATAAGATTATTAACCTCAAAGATATTGAGGAAGTAAAGGAATATGCACTTAAACTAAATCAAGTGCTATAGTGGTATGGAACACAGTAAACTCGCAAGAGTGTTAGTGTCCCTTTCCGCTAATTAAAGCTGTGTTTAGTAGCAGAATAGAGTGCAGGGAGAACCTGCAACAGGTTAGATACCTCATAAATGTCAACAATCAACCCATAGTGAACACTGCTACACATACCTAACGAGTTGGCAGCATAAGCCTAAAGGGACGCTACGAGGGTCACACAACGCAGTGTGGCCTGAAGTGAGGACCGACTGGCTGGCGCTGCCAAGGAGTAAATCCTTGACTATTGAAACATGTGAGTTAATATGACAGGTATGAAAGATATTGAAAGCCTGTTGACTGAAGCAGAAACAGGTAAAGTTAACCGTGTAACAGAAAGAATCACAGAAGAAGCTATGCCTTTTTGGAATGGTATAGAAGAACGTGTTCTTGCTGACAGACCTATAAAGCCTTTTGTGGTAGCTAGATTACTCAAAGAGCATTATGGTATCAAAGTAAGTGAAACAGCTATACGCAATCACTTTACAAATCTAGTTGATAATGCCAAAAAATAATAACGAAATAGAAAAGTTATTAGCAGAAGCTGAGTCAACTAAGATTCGTGAACTCAAAGCAGATAACCTTAGATTACTGCGTCAATTAGAAAAAGCTAAAAATAAAAAAGCTGACATGATAGACGCTGTATATGAGGCAGTTGCTACTAATCTCAGGACGTGGGATAAACCTAAAATACCTAAACCAAAGCTACATAAACGTAGTAAAAATGAGGAGGTTGCAGTAGCAGTACTGTCTGATGTACAGCTAGCTAAAGTAACGCCTGATTATAACACACAGGTAGCAGAACAACGTGTAATTGAATACGCAAATAAAATAGTTGAGTTGACAAATGTACAACGTTCTGCACATCCAGTGAACAAATGCGTAGTGTTAGCTGCTGGTGATATCGTAGAAGGAGAACTTATATTCCCTGGTCAAACACATCTTATTGACGCTTCGTTATATAACCAAGTAACAATAGATGGACCTAGAATATTGACAAAGTTTTTTGACATATTACTAGCAAACTTTAATGAAGTAGATGTACATTGGGTTATTGGTAACCATGGCAGCCTTGGTGGTCGTGCAAGGAAAGACTATCACCCAGATAGTAATGCAGACAGAATGCTAGGTAAGATAATGTCAATGACATATGAAAAAGAAAAACGTATGACATGGACAATACCTGACAGTACAGGTGATAACCATTGGTTCGACATTGCGGATGTAGGAGAAGGCTGCAAGTTCTTTGTATGGCATGGTGATAACGTCAGGGGACACTCAGGTTTCCCATGGTATGGCTTTGGTAAGAAACTATTAGGATGGAAAGCACTAGCCAGCAGAGGTCTTATGCCAGACTTTGACTATGCAATAGCAGGACATTTCCATACACCTACAACTATGTACGTTAATGACGTAAGGTTGTGGGTAAATGGCAGCACAGAAAGCTATAACACATACGCTTTAGAACAGTTAGCTAGCATGGGTAGACCATGTCAGTGGCTGTTGTTTGCTAAACCAGAACATGGAGTTACTGCAGAATATTTGGTAAAACTTGGTAATCAATAAAGATAATATATATAATACAATTATGACAGATAGTATTGTCAAGTCTAAATATAGATTGACTGGTATAGAATACACTGGCTTAGGTGATAAGCCATATTTTATTCTAACTAACGGTGAAGATACTAAGTTAGTACCTGTACAAAGAGGTATAACTAATCTTCGCAATCTATTAGACTTAGAAGAAGAATAAACTATCCTATACGTTTGTTTCTACTTTTGTATTACAAACGTATACGATATATAAAGAAAGGAATGTTATGGCAAATAACGTTGACTTACTATCCCCTTTTCCACAGGAGTTAGTTAGAAAAGCACCAGCTGGTAAGTTTGGTGATTATGTTCCACACGCACATTATGTTGAGCGTTTAAGGGACAGTGGAGTCAAATACACCTGGTCATGTGAACCTGTATATGGTACACACAAAGGTGAGAAAAGAATAGTAGGTGCTAAAGGTACTATTACTATTGAAGGCATGGGTAGCTATGATGGGTTCGGTGATATCGATACATTTAAGCTAGATAATGCTAAAAACAATGATGGTAGTAATCTCAAAGACGCTGAGTCAGATGCATTTAAGCGTGCATGTATGAGATTTGGTCTTGGAGTAGAACTATGGTCAGGTTCTAAACAGTCAGAAGAAGAGGCTACAGCTGTAGCACCTGATGGTTATACACAGGAAATGGCTGAGAAAGACGCTATGGTCGAAGTCACCAAGGTAGATATGCGTAAGAAAGAAAACAAACCTACTAAGGAAGATATACAACGTATGAATGACATTATGGATAGCATTATTGGTGAAGATAATGGTCAGACAGTAAGAGATATCGTTGACCAACCTGAAGAGGACGCAGAAGAAGCGCCCTTCTAATGCAAGACGTAGCGTTTATAGCGCAGACAGTTGCTGCAATTACAAGTGACGTACAGAGTAAAGAAACACTTAACAAGATTATTGGTAGTGCAAACAAATATGCTACTACCATGAAGTTTCCTACTGATAAATCACTATGGTCTGATAAGCAACTAGATAAATATCTAAACATGATAGAGAAACTTGTAGATATGCCTGAAGAATATACTGAAGAACAGTTTAATCAGCTATCTATGGAAGACAAACTATCTGCAGTAGGTATGGAAAGTACAGACAAGACAGATGGGTTACAAACCCCTCAAGGTCTAGTCGGAGAGGTAGTCCAGAAAATGGAAGAACAGAACAAGTACAGGGATGACCTTAAGTGTCCCTGTCCTAACAAGTTAATGGTTTGGGATAATCGTAAAACAAAACGTACAGATAAAAGTCCAGACTTTACTTGTTCAGGAAAGACACCAGAAGAATGCCCTATGCATACAGGCAAGTGGCGTAAGTCATGGTGGTTAGACAACAATGATATACCAGAGGAGTGGGGAGTATGATACCTTACAACTTTAGAGGTAGAAAAGTACCTGCATATATCAAATCAAAAACACAACTAATAGCGTGGGTGTTAACTGAATTTATGGATGACGAACCAATAAGTAATTGGGAGTTTGTAGCTGAGCTACATTGTCATAGATTTGGTGGAATAATACATAACTTGAGGCAGGAAGGTTATGAAATTACTACGTTACCTAGTAAGAAACGTGGGTTGGTACATTACTTTTGTACTAAGTTACCTGCAAAAACTGCTGCCATTAGCTAATGATAGAAGTACTTATCGGTTGTTTTGTACCTTTTTTACTAACAACCGATACATTACCAATGTACGTTGAATGTCGTGATACTAAACAACAAATAGAATACGTTGTAGATTATTACGACACAGTGTCCAGGTATTTTGAAGAGGACGACATCTTGCGTGCTTTAAATATCATATACTGCGAAAGCTCAGGTAAAGCTGCAGCAGTAGGTATCAACACAAACGGCACACGAGATGTTGGACTCTGGCAGTTCAATGACAATACTTGGGCTTGGCTAAAGGACAAATTAAATATTAATAGCGATAGAACTAACGTAGAAGTATCTACAGCAGTGGCTTCTTGGTTAGTGTACAATGATGGATGGCATCATTGGAATAGCAGCAAACACTGTTGGAAAGGAACTAATAATGAAATGTTGTGGTTACGTACTAGAGAAAGTATGCGTAGTAACTGACCAAGTGTACTGTGACTACTGCGAGAAAGTATGGGGACATGTAGATGACATGGTCTAATATAAACAAAACATTTAGAAAAGAAATAGATAGACTGCTTAATCTTATCTGTGAATTATGTGGAGATGCATACAATACAGATTTTACACTTGTTAAATACTGTAACAATTGTATTGATAGATTAACAGTAGAAATGGATGATATAGATGAGTGAACAAAAAATAGATATATTAAAAATAAATATATTTACTAATCCAAGATATATGAAAGTATGGGCAAAACAATTTGATAAAGCATGTGGTAGTGACACATTTAATATACCACCAGATATGGGTAAATTAAGATTCTTAATGGAAAAGTTTGTTAAAGATTACAACTATCACTTAGCACAATTAGAGGAGGAATAATGAACTACTATAAAATATACTTTATAGGAGAAAGAACATATGCAGCATCTGATGAACAGACTGCAATAGCAATGGCAGAACAACATCTATCAGTTATACCAGATAACTTTAACATAGATATATCTGCAGTAAGTAGGGATAATGGTATATAACACACAAAATACAAGGTTTGCTAGCGTTAACGAGTTGTATCATGTGACACCTAACGCAGCCAAACAAGCATTCAGACAGTGGTCTGCAGAGAAAGAACGCTTAGCAGATACCTCTGAAAGATACGGAGGTCGTAGATTACTTGGAGTAACTGACAAGAATAATCCTATATGGTTATCATTTACAATTGACAGAGAAACTCTCAATATAAGTATGAAGTTATCTCACGACATTAACACGATAAGAAAAAGTAAGTTATGTCCAAGACGTATTGACTTAGGTACTAATGAACCTTTACATAACTTAGACCACGCTATGAGGCCAGCAGGCAAGTCTGACCATGGTGAAGTAACACAACGTACATTAGATTACATAGAATCAGTTATGACTATTGTAGAATCTGGTTCTATTGGTAAAGTAAAAGGTAAATGTACTAAATCATTATTTATGATTGTATCTAATCTTGTTTACCCTGGTTCTACAGAGTATGGTAAGTTTAGATGGCGTGATGTTATGAGTACATGGGACATTCCAGAAGGAGAATACTTAGTAATCAATGAATAGTTTATCACCACTACGAGAAGAAGCTATGAAACGTGCTAATGGTACGTGTGAATGGGCTTATTGTAATGATAACAAGTGGTTAGAACTTGCACACATACAGGGTATAGGTATGGGAGGTAGTAAAAAACGTAAGTTTGATATTAATAACGTAGCTATACTCTGTAAACATCATCATGATATATATGATGGAAGACAGAGAGTAGGAACAAGCGTAGCATATAGGGATTTACTTAAAGGTTTTTTAAAAAGAAATCCGTCATATTAAACTGCGGACGTTATTTATTTAGCCCTAGTTTTTTTAATCCTTGATTAAACTTAACAGCTTGTTTATATGCAGATTGTCTAGTAACAAATGCTTTATCCATTGTCCTATAAGCAGCATCAGTGTAACCTTTAGCCCTAAATGAAGGGTCAGAACCATGTTCTCCAATTAACTTTTGCATATCTTTAAAGACTTTATCTGCTTCATCACCTTTACGTAATGCTTTATCACGCAAAGAAGTATGTTGTTTCATACGTCTTTTAAGTTCTTGTTTACCAAGACCAGCGTACCCTTGACCTACTTTATCGTAATGACCAGGCATTATGGATTTAACTTTGTTCCATTATTAGCACGATTTCTATCTTGCCATGATTGTATTTTATTTTGATGTTTTTCCCTAAATGCTTTACCTTTTGCAGTTTTACTAAAAGGTATTCTACCACCATCAAGTGCATGAGTATCACCTCTACCTGCAATAGTTCTTTGATAATCTTTACGGTCAGGATTTAATGATTGTTTTAATTTCATTTTTTTTAAACGACCCTCAAAATCTTTAGGACCTATTTTTTTATTTGGTACGGCTTTAGGCATTACTTACTCACTTTAGCTGGTGATGATATTTGCTTTTTAGCAAACTCTTTAACAACTACTAACGCTGCACCTGCACCGGACATAGCTGCTAATTGCACTGCACTAGCGTCTACACCTACAAGTGGAGCAACTGTTAATGCAGCAATGA